CGCATCTAGTTTTCTATCTAAAACGGCGCAAACTAGCGGTTTGGCTAGCGAACTGGCTAGAACTAGCCCGATTAAGCCGGACGGCTTCGAAGTTGAACCAGCGGGTTCAGTGCATAATTATGCAGACATACACAAGCCACGTTTAGAAACTTTATGTAATCGTGAAGGTTTATATTTTGCTGACGCGGTTAAAAATTGGTCAAAGGATTTTTTAGAATATGATCTAATGCCCTGGCAATATCACGTCGCTACTGGCTTGCTTGCACATGACGCAAACGGCGATTTATTGCACCGGCAAGGCTTGTTATCTGTTGCACGTCAAAATGGTAAAAGCTTTTTACTGGCAAGCATTGTAGGTTTTTGGGCTACGGTCATGCCAAAGCTTCGAGGTAAGCCACAAACGATTATTACTACTAGTCATCGTTTAGATACGGCGCTTGAACTGTTTAATTTGGTTGCACCGATATTAGAAAAAGAATTTGGCGCTATTTTGACCTGGGCGGTAGGCCGTAACGAGGCCAATATGCCGGACGGTACGCGCTGGCTTGTGCGCGCCGCTACGCCCACATCATTTCATGGGTTAACGGCTGACCTATGTTGCATAGACGAATTATGGGCGGTTTCACCCGATTCCGTAAGCGTGGGCATCTTGCCTACTATGCGTACACGTAAAAGCCCGTTGCTGTTTATGACGTCTACAGCAGGCGACGAGTCAAGTAAAGAAATGCAGCGCTGGCAAGAACAAGGTTTGCGCGCAATAGACGAAAAGAAAAGTAATTCACTTTATTACGCGTGTTATTCGCCTAGTTCAGATATTGACCCTATGACGCCCGAAGCATGGATAAAAGCAAACCCAGCTTTAGGCCAAACATTGACATTAGAAGTTATAGCGGCAGAAGCTGAACAGCCAAACCGTAACGCGTTTTTACGAAGTTCGGTTAACTTGTGGACGGCCAGCGCCAACGGCTGGCTACAGCCTGGGGTATTTGACAAACTAGTTACAGCTGAACCAATGCCTAAAGGCGGTGTACTTGCTATAGAACAAAGTCAAGACGAAGCGCGCTATGTAGGCGTTAGGGCAGCTTTAAACAGCCAGGGGCAAATACAATTAGCGGTAGAATTTGTTAAAGACACTTTAGCGGATTGTTGGCAGGCAGTAGAAAAGGCTTGTGCAGATCAGACTACGCGCCTACTTATTACGCCGGCGTTTGAAATGTCTTTACCTACAAAGTTTGAACGGCGCGCAAGCATGGTAGGTAATCGCGAACTACAAAGGTGGACGGTAGGCGCTAGGGCAGCAATATTAGAAGGCAAAATAAGGCATGACGGCAGCGCGCTTTTATCTCAACATGTTGAACGCGCAGTAGCAGTAAAAAATCAAGGCGCTGTTACTTTGTCTAGTTTGCGTAGCCCTGGGCCTATCGAATTGGCGCGCTGTTTAGTGTTTGCTGTAGCTATGGTTTCGAAGCCGGCAACTGTAGGTAAACCTATGATAGTTAGCCAAAGAACAGCAATATAAATTTATTTTGTGGCTAATATGTGTTGTGGGTAGCCGTCAAGTTATTTAGCTTTCTCGTAGGGTAATTGTGGCGGCTACCTATCATTACAAAAATTTAAGAATTGTGGCATACTTGCGCTATGGCAATATTCAATTTTAAACCGCAGCCCGAAAAAGTGGTTAAAGCCGCTGCCGGTTACGCCGCTGACCGTACCGGTAATAATGCGGGCGCTAGCCAAATTGGTAATTTCTTTGCGTACCAGTCTGGCCAAATTCGACAGCGCTTTATGCAAGTGCCAACAATTAGCCGTAGCCGTGATCTTATGGCTTCAGTTATTGGCTGCCTAAAATTAGAACAGTTTAAAGAAATTTGGAATGGTGAAAAAATTGAGTTATTGCCGGAAGCGCCGCGCAGCTGGTTATCACGTATAGATAAAGGCGTCACAAATAACTTTCTTTTATCGTGGACTTTTGACGATCTTTTTTTTATCGGTCGGTCGTTTTGGTACATAGTTGAGAGAGATAGTTCGGGCTACCCCAGTTCGTTTACGCGTCTACCGGCCGCTATGGTCACGACACAAGACCAGGCGCAAAGTAACGGCGTATGGTTTGGGCCTTCTAAACAGATTTTGTTTCAAGGTTTACCAATTCGTTACGAGGATTGCGTACAGTTCATTTCACCTATACAAGGCCTGATCTATACCGGTGCAGTATCGGTAGATACAGCGTTAAAACTAGAACAAGCCCGTAACAGAAACGCCAGTAGTTTGCAGCCAGCGGTGACGCTTCGACAAACAAGCGGCGAACCAATGTCCGCGCAAGAATTACGTGACCTGGCCGCAGCTTATGACGAAGCGCGTTATTCATCTGCTACTAGTGCTGTTAACGAATTTGTCGAAGTAATACACAACACTTCTACGCCTGACAAAATGCTTTTAATTGACGCCGCAGAGTACCAGGCCAAAGACCTAGCGCGAATTGCCAACGTCCCCGCGTACCTCGTTTCCGTTTCAATTGGAAATTATAGTTACGTGTCATCAAGTGAAGCTTCTAAAGATTTATACCAGTTCGGCGTAAAACCGTATATAGATTGCATACAAGAAACGTTAAGCGCTAACAATGTTTTACCGCGCGGTACTGTAGTAAAATTTGATATAGAAAGTTATTTAAACAATGATTATATGAATATTAAAGACGAAACAACGGTAAACGATATGACAGTAAACGAAACGGCGGTAAATAATGCTTAGACTTATCCCACAAAATTTAAATTTAGACGCCGCGCCTGCCGGTATGACTACCCCCCGCAGAACACTTGCAGGCGTGGCGGTTCAATACGAAGTAGAAGCCACAGTATCGGACGGCCAAAAAGTAAAGTTTGCTACTGGGTCATTACCGTTAGAAGGTAAGAAACCTAAAATGTATCTTTACCACGACAGCAGTAAACCGATCGGTTTAGTCAACGCCCGCGAACTAGTAGGCGATACTGTTTTATTCGAAGCCACAATAAGCGAAACACGAGACGGCAACGAGGCGCTACAGCTAGCCAAAGACGGCGTATTAGATAGCGTTTCAGTAGGCATTATGCCAACAGAATTTAGCTATGACGAAGCCGGCACAATGATTATAACTAAAGCCGATTGGCAAGAATTAAGCTTGCTACCTTACGGCGCATTTGAAGCCGCCAAAGTAGAACGAGTAGCGGCCAGTATCCACGAAACAGAACCCGAAATAGAGTTAAATAGTAAACAAGACCAACCAACAGAGGTAACAGATATGACACAGCCACAAGAAGCCCCGCAAGTTATTGAAGCCGCGCAAGTTTTAACATACGCGCAACCAAAAAAATTACGTTTGCCTAGCACGTCCGAATACATCGCAAGCTATGTTCGCGGCGGTTCAGATTTTGCAACAATGAACGCAAACATTAAGCAAGCCGTTATTGAAGCTGCACCTGGTACAGCACCATATATAAATACTGAAAGTACGCCAGGTATTTTGCCAGAAATTATTACAGGTAGCGTATATGACGGGCTTAACCCAGTGCGCCCGTTTGTTAGTGCTATCGGTACTCGCGCTATGCCAACAGCTGGCGCAACGTTTCGCCGCCCAAAAATTACTACGCGCCCAGTAGTACAGCAACAGTCTGCACAATTTGACACACTTAACGCGTCTACTGTTGTGGTATCAAATAACGATATTTCTAAACTTAGTTTTGGTACGTATGTAACCGTTTCCGAACAAGATTTAGACTGGTCAGACCCTGCAAGTATTGACATTATTTTAAACCAGTTAGCTATTGCTTACGGTCAAGCAACTGACAATTACGCTATAGATACTTGCCACGCTGCAATTTCACAAACTTCGTCAGTAGCTGATACTGCCGTCGGTGCTGACTGGGTAGCAGCAATTTACGAAGGCGCGCGACAAATTTCTACAGATAGCAACTATTTGCCTACTCATATGTTCGTAACGCCCGCAAGTTGGAAAGCTTTGGCAAGTTCAGTAGACGATCAAAACCGCCCAGTATTTCCGTTTGTAGGTGCGCCTAATCTTATGGGTCAAAATGCGGCCGGTAATTCGTCTGCTACAAGTTGGAACGGTAACCCGCTAGGCCTAGTGCTAGTAGTTGACCGTCACGCCCCAGGTTCGTTTATGGGTCACGCCGCAGGCCCAGCCGCAGGCTTCGAATTTTACGAACATCAGAAGGGCGCTATTTCGGTAGACGTGCCAGCAACTTTAGGCCGCACAATTGCCTTTAGAGGTTATGTAGCGGGCTTTATGGCTGAC